ATCATCCCCTCCTATCATGTATAGGTTGAGTGTGCATCACACAAGTCTCGCCTCGGTGTTCAAGATGGCATCTACTGTGCGAACTGGAATTCCCCTAAAGGTTGTGACGACATGTCCTTCGAACTCCCGCATCTGCAGGAGCACGTTGGTCTTGTTCATCGCCTGCAGATCGAGGTAGGTCGACACGACTCTATTACAGTAAATAACCACCCGCCCCATCGAGTCCCGCACGCTGGGCGCATCCGACGATTGCACCGCCGAGGCGCGGGCGCTGGACGTCGGCAACCGCCTCAATCCCCGAACAAGTCCGTTGAGGATGTTGGCGGCATTGACCGAGTTGAGCAGTGTCACATCGATGTTCGCCAGCCGAACGACGTACCGCCAGTCGCGCACCGTGAGGCCGAGCTCCCATTTGAAGTGGTCGCGATAGGCCTGGTAGGTGTTGTTGTTCGAGTCCTGAACCGGCCATTCGCCCATATCGCGATGCTGCAGGCCGGTGATCTTCCCCCGCGGGAAAATCCCGTGGCAGGTATCGGCACCCCAGACGACGATCCACATCGAGGTGTTGGTCGATGCCGTTCCCCCCATGTCGATGACGTTGGCGGCGGTCTGCGCGGTTGCGGTATTGACGCTGTTATATCGAGGCGCGAGCCCATGAAAGCGTTCGGGATTAACCCCGACATTGCCGTAAACGACGGTCGACGCCATCTGCTGGGTCATCCCCTCGAGGAAGCCCCGCACCTCACTCAATCTGAACTCGGCGGTGTTGCCGTTGAGATCGGCGATATCCTTGTCGATTACCGCATAGGTTTCGAGGTTGCCGCAGCTATCGACGATCTGCGCGGTCGTCGACTTTGCGTTTGGAACACCGTAGTTGAGCAGACGCCAGGTTGCCGACGGCAGCCCCGTCCGCACCGTGGTCTTATGCCCGGTCGGGAGGTTGCCCTCCACCAGCAGCATGTCGTCCATGATCTCGTTGGTCTGCGACAGCAGCTCGATGATCGTGGCGGTACGGTAGTCGTCGTCCAAACGCTTGGCCCAGTCCGCGTAGGTCAGGGCATTTGATCCAATAACAGCCATGAGAAGTCTCCGTTAAGGAAGATTGGGATAGAGCGCCCTGGCTGCGGTTTGCGGGCCGGCATCGGACCGCGCGCCGACATTGGGGGACGGTCCTCCAGCCCGCACGGCGCTGCCTTCGGTGAGCGCTTTGGCCCACTGGTACAGCGTGCGCACGGCGGCGGGATTGCTGCCGATCCCCGTTATTTCCAAGGCTTCGCGAAATTTCGGATCGGTGAGCTCTGGATTGTTGATGACTCTTGCAACCGTCAGCTTGACGGCTTCCAGCCCCTGCAGAACGGTTCCGTTCTCGCCCTTCAGGGTTGCCTTTCCGATCACGCCCTTATCTTCCCTTACTTCCGTTTCCCAACTGGCTAGAGTTGAGTTCCAGGCCGTCCGATTGGCATCGGCTTGGGTCTTGGCGACGGTGTTGTAAAGGTCCACCAATTGCTGGGCCGCCGGCTGTGTCAGGCCATGGGCTTTCGCAATTTCACCAAACTTCCCGAGGAGCTCCTTGTCGGGAGCGGTGCCCTCGGGAAACGTGATCTTTTCCGGATCAAATGCTTCCGGTGCGGGCGGCGCTTCCGCTTCCGCGGGCGGCGCTGCCTCGGTGAGGAGAGATGTCGGCGGCTTCTCCGACGCCTTCAATTGCTCCTGCGCGGCGACCGCGGTACCGGGACCGGTCGGCTCCGGGACAGGTGCGGTGACGGGCGCCTCGACGGGTGCCGTGACGGGAGGCGCACTTGCGCCTGGCGCTGGGGCTTCGGTATTAACTGCTGCGCTCACCGTTCGCCTCCTTGAGCATTTCGATGTACCGTTCCGGGCAGGCCTGCATCAGATCGGCGAGGATGCGCAACCCGATGTTCCGTTCCCCTTCGGCACAAGCCATGGTCATCGCGTTGGTCGAGAACGCCGACTGGTAGACATGGCAGAGCGAGAGCAGCTCGTAGGTCCAGGCGCGGCCCTCGTTCGAGCCCATGAGCTGGCGCAGCACCTTTTTGTTGGCCTCGTCGCGCAGGCGGGCGGTCTTTTGCTTTGCCTTGACGGCAACCGGATCGCCGGCGTCGTAGGGCAGGTCGTCCGTGGTCTCTTCCACAATCCGCAGGTCGCTCATGCGTTGCCTCCGGGGGCGCCGCCGAGCATCCGCTCGAGCGCGTTCTGGCCGCCGCCGACATCGGTTTGCGACAGCACGTTGGCGCCCTGCACCGCGGCTGCGGTTTCCTGCTGGACCTGGGCGGTTTGCTTGGCCTTGGCCCGCGCCGCGCGGATCTGGTCGCGGTCGCTCTCCTTGCGCAGGATGCGCGGGTCGGCGCCGATCATGTCGGAATAGACATGGGCGGTGCTGTCGAGGTCGAAATTGTCCATGACGGTCGGGTCGACCGCCACCAGATTGCCGGCGAACTGCATGGCGCGCTCGATCGCGCCGGTCTCGGCCGCCTTCATCGCCATGGCAAAGGGCGAGGTGTATTTGATCGCGACAAACTTGCCGGCGGCTTCGGGCGGCGGCTTTGGGAGGAGACCTCCCCGCAGCATGATGCCCCAGGTGCGCTCGATCGCCCGCGCCAGCGCTTCGTTGTCGATGCGCTTGATGGTCGGCAGCATCAGCAGCTTTTCTTCTTTCCGGGCGATGATTTCCTCGGCGGTGCGCACGGTCTGCAAATCGGAAATGTCGGTGAAGAGGTTATTAAAGAACGTCCGCTTGATCCGCTCCTGGACCTCCTGGATGTCCTGCTTCATCTCGGCGATCGGCGGCATCACGGTGTAGACCGTGGTAAACCCCGGCCGATCGCGGCTGAGCCCGTTGACATAGGTGATACCGCCCGGCAGGAGGCTCGCCGGCTGGTTCTTCATCTGCACGTCGGCGGTCATTGGCGGATTGACCATTTTGTCGATGGCCTGCGCCTTGCGCTTGGTTTCCTGCTGCAGTTGCTTGACGTCGCCGAGCGCGTCCATCGCTGGCGAGCGCCCGTAAGGATCGTTGCCCGTCAGATCCCAACGCGGCACCACGGCGGGAAAATCGTGGTAGCCGCACTTGCGCAGGATGTAGTCGCGGCCGCTCCCCGCCTCCCAGTAGACCTCGCGAAACTTGAACATTTTCGGGACGCCGCAATAGGGTTCGAGGTTGGGCTCGATGGCGCACATCACGACCTGTTCGCGGGTGAGCGAGGCACCGCCGGTGTCGAACTGCTTCTGCAGCCCGGGCGACATATTCTCGTAATCGAACTGGTCCTCGATCTGGGCGATGGTGAGGACGAACTCGCGGTAGAGGATGACGCTCTCAAACCGGCTCAAGCTGTCGACAAAGTACTCGCCAAAGCACGGGTTGTAGCAGTGGATGACGTTCTCAAAATCTTCGTAAATGATAACAACCGCCGTCCCAAAGATGACCAAATCAAAATACATCGTCGCCATGGCGTTGTAGAAATTGCTTTCTTGAAAGACCGTGTACATCCGGCGAGCGCACTCGGCGAGCCAGCGCACGACGTCGGAGCCGGCGTCGTCCTCGCCGTCGATCATGAACTTGAACCAGGGCGTGCTCGGATTGGACAACCCCGCCAGGAGCCCCGAGGCCAGCGTGCGCGCCGCCAGCGTGCCGGTACTATCGATGATGTGCTGGTTGATCGGCGAGCCGCGCGCTGCCTGGTTCGGGGTGATGATCCACTTGTATCTTCTGGGCAGGAAGTAGTTGGCGAGCTCCTGGGCGTGGACCCACCACGAGTAGCGGTTAGAGCGCAGCCCCGCCATGCGGTTCTCCGCGCGCTGCCGCAGCTCGTAATTATCGGAGTGCTCGGCGGCCATCTACGCTACTGACCGGGGGTGCTGCTGCCGAGGATGTATCCGGCGATCGCCGAGAGCGCGGCCAGGGCGGCATCGCCGTGGATTTTGTCCTGCAGGCAGAGCAATGCGATGCTCGGGATGATCAGGAAGAGCGCGATTGCCCGCGAGATGATCCGCCCCTCGATCATCTGACCAGCCGTGGTGTCGCTGCCAGGGGCAAAGAAGACGGCGCCGAAAGTTATCGCTCCGCTGACCATGATCAGCACGGCGACCAAGCCCAGCGCCGCCCAGATCAAGCGGTCGTGGTTGTCCGGCACCATGGCGGAACTCGCTCACTCATCCCCCCAGCAGGGTCTTGCCGCCGGTCTGCGGCTGTCCCAGCACGCCTCCGGGGCTGGTGAGGATGGTCGAGCCGAGCCCGCCGGCCGCCGCCGCGCCGGCCGTTGACGTGGGCGGCGGGGGGGTTACCGCACTGGCCAACGTAGGGGGCGGCGGCGGCGGCGGGGGTGGAGGTGGCGGTGCCGGTACTTTGGGTCCGCCGCCAAAGAGCGCGCCCATCAGCTGCCTTGCGGCAGCGGTGGGCCCCCGGGCATGCCGGGTGGCAGCGCGACCTCTCCAGGCGCCGCCTGGTTGCCCGGACCCGGAGCCGGCGCGCCGGACGGCATGCCCTGGCCGGCGGCGACCTGGGAGATGTCCGGGGCGCCGTGGGTGCCGTTGGTGAAGACGGTCGTCTGCGAATGCGCTGGCTCACGGCTGGTGCGGTGAACCCCGCCCGAATGGTGATGCGTACCTTTCATCGGATCACCGCCCCTTTTTATTAAATGGCGGGTTGCCCTCCGCTCGATCTTGTTTTTCCTTAAACGAGCGCATTTCTGCGGCCGTCTCCGGGATCTGGCCGGTTTTCCATTCTTGATTGGAAAGCTTTGGGTTCAGGACGGCCGGATACTCGTACATGTTCGTACCTTGAAGCGGCGAAACATGCCCCCGATCCCCGTGATCCATATCGCCCTGATCACCTTCAGCACTGTGCGTCACATCAGGCATCGCACATCCTCCTTGTTAGGTTAGCCATGTTGCTTCCTCCTCTCCTCGTGCTCGCGCACCAGGGTTGCGGTCCACAGCCGGTAGCGCAGCGTGTCGCCCTGGTTGGCATCGACCGGGTGCAACCCAGCCAGCTTGTCCTTGAACGCCGCCAGCGCTTTTGTCCCCGCCGCGTCGAGCGGCTCCATCTCGAGGCTCGGCTCGCAGTCGAGCTCGACCTCGTAGCCCGGATCGCGGATCGCGCCGTCGATGACGTGCGGGGTCAGCAACCGATACCGCGGCATCAGTCGCGCCCCTGGTCTTTGGCTGTGCCGCGCGGGCCGTGCGTGCCTGAGATCGTCGTGACCCCCGCCCGCTGGTTGACCGGCGGGATCGACCCCTTCGGGAGCCGCTCCATCGGCGCGCTGGCAAAGTCCTCGTCGCGGTGCAGCACGGTCTCGGCCGGACCGCCCGAGCCGCCCAATGGCGATACCGGCCCACGCGCCGGTCCGCTATCGCGGTGCACTTCCTTGTGCGAGGCCTCGCCCTGTGGCGCGTGTTGGTGGGTCTTCATCCTGTCCTCCGTTCAATTTCCGAAACAGATAAAGCCTATGGTCGGGGTAGCGGATCCATCTCCCGGCCACGACGCGGTGAACCCGCTGAGGGTTTGGACAAACTGAAAATGCGGCAGACCGCTGCTACTGTGCGGGGTGACGACACAGGAATTGTAGTTCAGGTGAGCCCTGGCGAAGGTCAATTGACAGCTTGTGGATGCAGTCTGCATGACGATGGTGCCGTCAGCATCACTGCCTGATTCAAGATAAGCACTAGCTCCACACGCCAGTGTCGGAGCAACAGCGATGTCACGCGTGCTTACGTGCCCGTTCCAGGCAATGTCGCCGTCAATGTTGTTGCCCCCGGATATCCACATACCGCTGCTGTCGGCAACGATGAATGGATCGGCCAGCCCGCTAATCCCCCCGCCGCCGGTGTCTCGCCGGTTGCCCATCACGGTAACGCCCGGTGGGTTGCCGGTGGCAACGACGTCCTTGAGGTTGCACACCATGTAATTGCTGGTGATGATGGCGTTGCCGGTCTGCGCACCAGTCAACGTGACGCAGGAGTTCCAATTGCCATTACCGCCGTTGTAGGCCTCAATGTGATTGGCGCTTATGGTGGTGTTGCTGGCGTTTCCGGAGAGCGCGATCAGTCCGGGGGTGCCTGTGGGCGTCCCGTTGTAGACCCCGCCGCCTATATCGTTGCCCTGAATAATGTTATCGACCCAGTTGTTGATCTGGATCGCATTAGTCGTCACGCTGAACTGGCTATCATGAACGTCGCACTGATACTCCCCTACCGGTGCATTACAGATCACCCCATATTGCAGCCCGGTAAAATTCGACCCTCGCCCGACATTGAGACCCTGAAAGTAGCCGTGGACGTTGATCCCGATCTGCAACCAAAAATCCTGCTCATTCGAGACGTTGACGACACTCGGCGTGAGGGCTGGGTCTGAACCCTGAACGTCTAGCCCAATGCCGACAAAAGCCGCGACCCGGCCAACCACGGACTCGCCGTCGACCAGGATGTTGCTAGTATCCGTAAACCCCCGGGCGATGCCCCAGTAGTTGCCGGTGCCGCCACCGGTCTGATTGGTGCCGTAATAGTGGTTGCGGACGAGATAGGTCGGCGCGACCAACTGGGTGGACTGGATGTTGCCGTTGACTGCAAGCCCGGTAAAGCCCGTCGCGTCGGTCACAAACTCGGTGTCGCTGATCAGCATCCGCGGCCCGCCAAAACCGTAGCCCGCCGATCCCGTGTACTGAAACGACAGCCCGTTGCTGTTGTGGAACAGCAGCCTCGCCCCGTTGCCGTAGAGATAAAACGCCTGCTGTGCCCCCAGCGCCGTGGTCGCCGGCGCGGCCGAAAAGTAGTAAGTCTGGCCGGTGCGCAGCGAGATGCAGACGCCATTACCTCCCTGCCCGGCGATGTAATTGTTCCACGGCAGCTTGTTGTCGGTGTGCCCGTCGCCGACAAGGCCGATGGCATCCGCCGCGACGCAGGTCGCAATCTGGTTGTTCGGAACCCACCCGGCCCCGTAGGTGGCGCCGAGGTAAGTCCAGATCGAGCCGGGAACCGGATTGACGCCCGTGCCCTGGGCGAGCGCGGGCAGGGCCGCAAGCCAGAACAGCAAGGCTGCGAGGGCGCGCATTCTATCTCCGCAACTCATCGAGCTGTGCTTGCAGTTCCTGCACCGCCTTCCAGAGCGTTGCCACCATGCCACCGAGATCGACGCCGTCCTCGACCTCGCCCCCCAGGACACGGGTCACGTCCTGCGCCAGGAAACCGCGGTTGAGGCGCCGGGTGATAGACGCCGGAAAGGCGCGCGGCAGCCCTTTGTTGCCGGGGTCTTCCGCGGCGTCGGGTTCCGGCCCCGGCTTCCAGCGGAAGGTTTTCGGCTCGATCGCCGCGATGATCGGCAAGGCCGGCGGCAAGGGTTCGATATCCGTCTTTAGATTGGCGTCCGAGGTCAGCAGTACGCCCGCCGCGTACACACCCACCGCGTTGAGCGTGCCGGCCCCCTTGGCGCCGCCGGCCGGCGCACCCACCATCACCCCGCTGCCGCTCGCCTGCATCACCGGCGAGGCGAGCGTGGCGGCGGCCGACAGTTTCCACCAGCCGTCGGTGTCCAACCCCCAGTACCAAGTGCCGACCGCGGGGACGCCTGCCGCAAACAGGCCCCGATTGGTCGCCGCGGCGGCGATCGAGCGCACCAGGCCGTCGCCCGTGCCGGTCGGCGCTGACTGAACGAGTCCGAGCGCGGTTATGTTGGTGTTGACCGTCAGATCGCCGGTCATCGTGTCGCCGGCCTTCAGAACACGCAGGTTGTCGCCGGTTGTTACCGCGGCTGGCGTGGCGAACGTCGATTGTGGGATGCTCGAGGTGATCGTGGTTGCCGACCCGGCGATCGCCAGCTGGCCCGTCGTCATGCCGGAGACGCCGCTCGAGGTCAGATAAGCGACATTACCCCCCGCCGTCGCCAACCCCTTGGCGTTGATCGTGACGTTATTCCAGGTGCCGACATTGCCGTTGACCGTCGCCAGCGTTAGCCCTTGTGATCCGCTCCCCGGCCCCGCCGTCCCATCCCCCGTCAGCTGCGTGATGCCGCCTGCCGCCGCCACTGCCGTATGCACAAAAGCCGTCGTCGCCACTGATGTATCGTTGTCGCCCGGTGGCGGGGTCGGCGCTTTCGGATCGCCGGTAAAGGTCGGGCTGGCAACCGGCGCGTAGATCGTGCCCGCGGCCGCCTTGCTTAGCGCGTTCAGGTTTACCGCCCGCCGCGAGGCATCGCCGGTAACCTGGCCGCGCCGCAGATCGAGCGTCGCCGGCATCACCAGAGCCCGACGACCGGCGTGCAGGTCGTGCCCGTCGCCATCACCACCTTCGCCCGGATCGGCATAAACGCATTCGCGCTCGCCGCCGGCACCGCCAGCGTCACCGCCACCGTGTCGTCCGCCAAAATCACCGCAAGCGCACAAGCCGCCGCCTGGCTGATATAGACAAACCGCGTCGGCCCCAGGCTGAGCGGGGTGTTGTCGGTGGGGGTGATGGTGCGCGCCACCCGCGCCGAATTGATCACCTCGCCCGGCGGCCCCGGCGCCTGCGCCCACGCAGCCCCTATATATATATTGAGTGCAGCGACCAGGCAGACCGCCCTAAAGCCCATAGCCATAGCGCTCCTCCGCCATCTCAGCCCCCGCAAAGGCAAACGGGTCGTACTCAATCTCCACCAGCGGCTTCCTTGGCCCCTCACCCCCCGCGTCATCCCGTGGCAACACCGGCCACGCAAACGTCAGCGCCAGCGCATCCGCCAGGTCCGGGCTCGCCAACCCCCGCTTCTTCATGTCCGCCTTCTGCTCGAGCTGGATCTCGTCCCGCCCGTTAAACCCGTACTGCGGCCCAATCAGCGCCGCACTCAGCTCCGGATCCGGCGGGATCGCCCCAACCTCCAGCCACTCCCGCATCAACCCCCAGATCTCCGCCCGCTTGTTCGCGTACTTCGCCTGCTCAGCACTCACGTCCGGACGGTCCGGCCGCCCGCCAAACTGCACCTCAAACACCTGCACCCCCAACTGCCGGCAGCGATCCACCACACCGCCGCCAACCCCACCCCCATCAATAAAAACCGCGTCCGCCCGGTAGTGGCTGAACTGCTCCGCCACCCGCGCCGCCAGCTGCATCGTGTCCATCCCCCGATACACCAATGGCGCATGCGTCCGCCCATCCCGCCCCTTGCGCACATAGATGACGCTGGCATCGTCGCCAAACCGCGCCACATCCACCCCCAAGATCAGCGGGTCGTGGCCAAACGCCATCGCCTCGCGCTCCTGCGCCTCCGCCACAACCGCACTCGAGATAAACTGCACCGTCCCCGCCCGCGGAAACTCCCCCTTCACCCGCACCCGGACAAAGTCACTGTCATCCCCATAATCCTTGACCCACCGCGCCAGCTGCTCATGGTCCGTCAGGCTCACCGCCCGGCTGTCGACACTCTGCGTCAGCCACCGATGCGCGTACTGCCCCCCCGGGAAACACTCCTTGAACCGCCCCGTGTTCCGCGTCGGATTGCCAAATACCGCCCAAATAATCTCCGTCCCGCTGTCCGTAAGCGCCCCCTCGGTCGTCTCCCAAATCGTGTCCGGGATCGCCGACGCCTCGTCGAAAACGACGAGGATCCTTCTCCCCTTGTTGTGCAGCCCCGCAAACGCCTCGACGTTCCGCTCACTCCACGCAACCATGTCTATCCGCCACGTCTTCTCGTGGTCACTCTCCTTCGAAAAGATGCACGTCGCCTCGTACCGAAAAGCTTCCCGCCCAATAAACAGCCGATACCACTTCGCCAACTCCGCCCACGTCTTCGTCCGAAGCTGCGTCTCGGTGTTCGCCGTCACCACCCCACGGCAATCCACCGAGGTGCTGATCGCCCACAGGATCAGCCACGACACGATCGCGGATTTTCCTACCCCGTGGCCGCTCGTCGTCGCCAGCAGCAGCGCCTTCTCAACACTCAACCCCTCATCTACCCGCTTCGCCAATGCCCACTGCCACGGCTCCGGACCATACATGTGCTCAAGCTCAGAACCCTCCTCACCCCACGGGAAACTAAACATCACCCAGTCACTGAAACGCAGGCGCAGCGTCGCAAGGTCCGCAACCAGGGCGTCAAGGTCGGGGCGGGGGATGTCGGTCATGGCTAAAACAACGTCGGCTCTGGGAGCTTGGGTAACTTCGGGAATTGAATAATCTTCCCGCCCTGAGCAATCCTCAGATTGTCCTGAAACGCGCGGAAATGCGCCTCAATGCTATGCCGTGGAATTTGGCCGGAGAGTAAACCTTCATTGATGTCTTTATCGACTAGCCAAAAATTAGTGAGATGCGGATTATCGACCGTGTAAAAATGTTCAATCTGACTGCGGCCCCGTATTCGTTGACCATTGTCATCCAAAATCTGGACGCCAGATACCGGCGACTTGCCGCCGTAAAACCGCCAAACAACGTACACAAGTAGCGGCTCATATTTCTTTGCAGCTCTGCGAACTCTACTTCTCAGGTGCCGGTTGATCTCCGCAACATCATTCCTCAGGTGAATAACATTATCCTTTAAATCAACTACCTCTTCGCCGAGACCGTCGACCTTGTCCTCCATTCGAATCATCGACCGATCTTGGTCGTCGAACCGAATGGCTAAAGGGCGGACAATCTCCCGAATGGCCGCAATGAACTCCTCATGCGTCGTAATGTCCGGTCGTGCGTTAAGTAATTCCTCCATCATGTTGAAGGCTTGAATGTAGCGGATCTTGATTTGACGAGCTTTCGGCCCAGTCCATCCCATAACCAAAAACATAAAACCATCGCGCGTCATATCAAATGAGCGCTGTTCGCGATCGTAACTATCAGTGAATGGCGTTTCGCGGAACCAGGAGATCCCCCCAGTTTTGGGGAGATCTTTCGGTTGGATTAAAAGATCAATATCCCGCAGGACGTGATCATGCCGTTTTTCAAACTCGTCAGCAACATCCCGGCTGTTAACGAGCGGCACACGCCCATCAGCCCGCAGGTGGAGTTGTTCACACAAGGCAGGGAGATTTACCGGCAGCATCGCACTCATCCCTTCTTCACCCCACCCTTCGGACCCCGCGGCGGCTTCGGCCTCGGTCGCCCCTTTGCCGACACCCGCCTCACCTCGTCAACCGTGGTCGCCGCGCCCTTCATGGCCCGTTCTTCCCATACAGCGACTGTGCCATCCGCGACGTCGCATATTGCTGCTGCGCAGACCTCAACGCAGGCATAAGCCTAGTATTCTTCTCCCACGGAAACACACCCGACTTCCCCCCATAAGGCGTCGTCGCAATATAATTAAACACCGCGTCCTGCGACGCCTTGCTAAAATCCTTAATTCCCAAAACCTTTGCTACGTCCCCATAAGTTTCCTTCTCAAATTGATACGCACCAGCCCCCGTGCTCGGATACCCCCACGCACTCTTCACCGGAGCCCGATCCGGAAACCCCTGCTCATTCACCGGCAACTGACGCGCGTTGTGCTCAACCCCAGGCCCAATCGCCAATACATCGTAAGGCTCAACCCCACGAGCCTGCGCCGTGCTCTTACTCTCATTGCCAATAACCAAATCCCGAAGTACCCCCAACGGAACCCCAGCCCGCGTCATCGTATCGTCCGACATCGTCGCATACCTCGCATACCGCTGTACTTCAGGCGGCGGAACCGGTCCTTGCTGCTGATCCGGAATTACTTCCGACATCTACCCAGCCGCTTCCTCCGGTGCCGGATCCTCACCATCCGGCTCCTCTACCGGCACATCCGGCTCCCCAGGCTCTTCCGGCACAGGCTCAGGCGTCTCAATCATCAGCAGCACCTCCTCTCCCATTCTCCCCTCGACCCACAACCACTGGTCAACCAAACCACCCTCGGGACACAAGAAAAGCGCGGAAGTGCTTGACATTTGGGGAAATGGGTGGGGAGCCGGATACGGAGAGTACGTGGTTTGCGAAGGGGGAGTGACGAGCGCGACCACCCCACCCGGCGGGATCGGGTTTCGCGACCCTCCCCAGGCGCGGAATGGGACAGCTCCACGGTCCTATTAGGCCAGCCGCGAACCCCTTCGATCGCCAGCAAAACCGCGGCTCTCAGCGCCTATTTGCGACAAGAGCTGCAACATGAGCGGCGTCTATGGCAGATATGCTCGTGCTATCAACCACTTAGGTGGCACCGACTAACGGATAGAATATCCGTCGGTCAGGCTGACAATGCCCGGAACGCCGCAGGAACGCTGGCGATAGGTTGACCTGCCAAACAGCGTTACCTACGCGCGATGAACCAAACGCAACGGGGCAGTGTAGTTTTAATGTTGGCGGAAAATTTCCTAAAAATAGGACTTGACACTCACCCTAAGATGTCCTAGTTATAGGTCACGAGATGGCGATAGGCGCCGCTCGAGATGGTCAAAGGGGCCGCTCAAATGTCAGGTATTATCCTTTATCGTGGACCGAGCATGTTAGATGGCGCACCGATCGTATGCATTGCGACGGGAATTGAAGGCAAGGCGTCGCGTAATGGTAAGACTGGCAAAATGGTGCAGACTTGGATTTTGCGCGAGGATATTGCGCCGCATAAGGCAATTCACACTGGGGCAGACGTTTCGATTTGCGGTGATTGTGAGCATCGCGGCACGTTGACTGCGGATATTCACGGGATGACGCGCAACGTTGGCCGCTCATGCTACGTGACGGTATTTCAAGCGCCGCTAGTGGTGTGGAAAGCGTACCATCGCGGCATTTATGCTGAAGCGCAGGGTGGCGAGCTGGCGGGCTTGATCGTTCGCCTTGGCGCATATGGCGACCCTGCGGCGGTACCATTCTACGTATGGGAACGCGCCTTAATCGGTAGTTCTGGCCACAACGGCTATACGCACCAATGGCGCGACTATCCCGAGCTCGCGGCCTATTGCATGGCGTCATGTGACAGCGAGGCGGATCGTCTGCAAGCCAAGTTTCTCGGTTTCCGTACATTCCGGGTTCGCGGCGAAACCGAGTTGAAATTGCCAGGTGAGGCAGTGTGTCCTGCGTCGGCTGAAGCTGGCCATAAGACTGTGTGCAGCGCGTGCAAGGCGTGTGGTGGCACGACGGCCAAGGCAAGGGTCGACATGGTGATCATCGCGCATGGTTCGGCGGCGAAGGTTAACGCGTATCAGCGCCGCATGGCGGCATAGGGGAGGTTAGGTATGGCCACGGATCAAAAGCTGCTAACCGCCGTCGGCGAGGCCCTTTACGGGGCCCGTTGGCAATCTGACATAGCGCGGGATCTGGGGGTATCCGATCGCACCATACGTCGCTGGGCATCTGGCGAGGATATACCGCGGCCTGGGGTATGGCGTGACTTACTGGCATTGGTGCTTGCTCACGAGAAGGGATTGGGTGTGGTTAAGCGAGCGCTCATGGCGCGTTTATCGGAATGATTGCGGCGACAGCGGCGAGGATATCTTGCCGCTGTTTTTCGCTGCCGATGATTGGCTTGTCTGGTTCATCGATAGCCTTGGCGCGGCGTTTTTTGGTGTGATCGCCGGGCAGGAACATAGCGCTTAGGGCCAATTCGGGATCGTAGGCGGGCCTGGCGAATTCGCTGTCATTGGGTGTGATGAGGCTGTGTTTATCCTGTGGCCATCGGTTGTTTTTGACGATGGCGTAGCGGATGGTTCCGTTGTTGATGCGCCGCCATGCAGCGATGCGTTCGGCGTCATCGGTGACGGCGAATTTGATGGCTGCCTGTTTGGCGCGTCGTTCCCAGTATGCTAGGGCCTGTGCGGCGAGGTGTCGATGTGCTGCGGCGTAGGTTTTTCCTTCGAGGTTGAAGTTAACGATTGATCGGAGAAATACGACGGCTGGGGGTTCGTCGCCGATGAGGCCGAGGGGTTCGACGCGTGAGGCGGAGACGGCGGCATAGATGCGTTGTCGCAGGCTGATGGACTGGTCGTTCATCAGGTCGTACAGATCGTTCAATCCCTGATCTGGCCGGTGGGCGGGGTTAGCGTGCCGGAGTTGGTCTTTCATTTGGCTTTCTTCGCCTTGAGGGTTCCGGCTTTGGCATCGGCCTGATTGAATTTCCGAGCGACTTTCTGCGGCACGCCGGCGCGTTTAGCGAAGGCTGGATCATGCGCTGCGGCGGCCATGAGCCTGGCTTGTTTGGGTGATTTGCTGGGCATTGTGGCTGTTCCGAAATTGAGTTTCCGGGCGATGTGTTGGGGGAAATCGGCGTATCCGGGCACGGGAGGTTCGTCGAGTTTGAGGTCTCGGGTAAGGGATCGTTGATCGGTGTATTCGTGGTATTGGCTCCATCGGCGTTCGTTCATGTGCTTGACTTGGAGGCGTGCGGGGTATTCGGGTTCTGGGGCAGGATAGTCCTGAGCGGAGCCGTGGCGCCAGAGGCTATCGACGAGATTGTCGACGTCGTCTCGTTCGGGGATTGCGTACTCGCGGTACGCGGTTCGGTTTGGCAGGCACTCGAAGTCATCGTCGTTGGTGTCATTCATGCTGCCACCTCCTGCTTGGTGACGGAGTGACGGATAGCGTCACCGGCCTTGGTGAAGGTTCCGGCGACGATTGGTGTAGTGACACTGCGCCGCCCTTCGGCCCAGTTGACGAAGTGAGAGATGTGTTCGCTGCCGTCGTGCACGGCCTCGAGGAAGCTTGCCCAGTTCGGATATCCCTTCAGCTTCGCGTATTCGGCGCGTTCGGCGAGTTCCTGTTCGGAGAAGAAGCCATCATCGCTGGGCGTTCGTCGTCGTCGCTTGGCCTGCAATCGCTCGGCGGCGTCGCGGACGAGTTCCTCGTTGAACCACTCGCCGGTTGGGTCTGCCGGCGAAGTTCGTTCGTCGGTGGGCACGCTGAGGTGGACGCGTCGGAAGGCGTAGAGCTGGGCGTGCCAGTTCCACTGGTCGGCCTTAGTGGTGCAATCTTTCCAGTTCATCCCATCGCCTCGCTGCTTCCTCGGGGGTTGGTGGGGGTCCGCTGGGACGGATATGTTTTGGTGGTGGTTGTGGTTCGTTAGTTTTCCCTTCACAGCAAGCGATGAAGTACGAGATGCGGTCGCCCGGGTTGGTTCGTTCACAAGCGTCGAGTGCATTGGTGACGGTTTCGGATCCGTGAAGTTTGATCATTTTGCCGACGACGCTTCGCCGTCGTTTGCCGAGCACGAGTTCCCCTTTTTCCCACAAATCTGAACTTGCCGCGGAGCGGGATAGGTTCTCTGACGAGCGTAGCGAGGAAGAGAAGGGTTCCGAGCGTAGCGAGGAAGTACTTCTTTCTGGCTCTGGCTCTGGGACGCGCGCACGTAGGATGGCATTTGCCATCGTTTTGCCATTTGGTTTGCTATTGTTTTGCCATCGGTTTGCTGCTCCTTTGCTACCTGCGTTGCTACGAGCCTCATGAATTGATTGAGTTTTTTGGCGCCGTAACCTGCGTTCAAAATCGATGCGTTTGTGATGCCAAAAGCCGCGTGAAATCCTGAAAAACCCCGATAGCAAGGGCCTTAGCAAACGCCACTCTTCATGTTTTGCTATTCGGCAAATTGTCGCCAATTGGGCGTCGTCGTCGGGCAGCGGGCCATTGACCCAGTAGTCGAAAATCAGCAGCAGATAGGCCCCGTGCTGCTCGGTGGTGAGACGCGAGGTGTCACGCAGATAGTCACCGACATAGAGGGGCATCCACTGCGGTGCGGCCATCAATTGTCACCTCCCCGATCGAGTATCGTGATGGCCTGGCCGGTGCGCAGCCAGGTGAGCTTCGGCTCGGATCTGGTGGTGATTTCACCGAGGATCACTTGGCGTACACGCGCGGCGCGCTCGGCGGTGGGATAGGGCAGCGACGCATGTTTGCCATAGTGGCAGGCGCACACCCGGCAGACGTACCAGCCTGCGGGGAGCTGGCGGATCACCAGCAGGTGCGCGGCGTTGTGGTCGCGGTCGCTCATGCTGCGCCCTCTTGCGCGCGCATCAGATCGAGCTTCATACCTTCGAGGATGCCGACCATCTCCAGGCGGTTGTGG